CAGGATAAAAATCCCAACAGCTTACAAACTCTATTCTAGGAACTCTTACTTCAAGAGGACTATATGTTCTTTCCCCATCTTCACCCATGTCCCATTTGTTTAACTTTTTGTTAAAGTTGAAAGGTCCTTTTACAATCCCTGTACCTAATAGAGAAGATTCTAAAAGAGCATTTCTTATTTCAGATGAACCTTTAGATTCATCAATTTGGTCATGGATAAGTTTTTCCATTCTTCTCGCAGCCTTTTGAGCTGGAGAAACTTCAACTGCTTGTGGATTAGGACTAAAACCTTCAACAAGCTGGTCTTCAATTTTATCTTCAATTGATTGACTTACAATTCCTTTACTAAATGTTGCACCCGGCTCTACAATTTTACCATCACCTTCATAACCAACATCATATGGATTATCAATTCTATTACCTATGTCATCAGGTATAGATGTTTCAATTCCGGGTTGTGGGTTATTTGCATCGAGATGAGCATGTTCTAGCTCTCCTTCAGGTATTTTAGTTTCAGCAATACCAATAGGAAACTTACCTGTTCCAAAAATAACATCAACAAGTTGACCAAAGGCAGCAAGGACTTTTGTTTTGGTAATCTTTACAAAGATACGAGATTTTTCAGAATCTCTAAACTTGACAGACTTATTGTAAAGACCTCTGTAGTTTTCATAAGCCTTCAACCATCTAGCTTCATCAGAGTTTCGAGAATCTTCTGCTTGATAGAATCTACTTTGGATAATACCTACAAGATTACTTTTTTGGTCTTCTTCTAACGATAAAGTTTTACCAGCTTCACCTTCTACATCTTCGTAGATATAGTCAGCGTTTAAAAATGTATTATCGTTATCTGCCATATTTAATATCCAAACGTAGAATCAGAAGGCAGATGTATTGCCCTCTTTATTCCTCTAAGTCTTTCTAATGGACTATCCATCCTTGGACGGCTCATTATCATATATCTCAATGCATCATATGCATGGTCAGAAGCATGTGTATCCACATCTTCAGGATTGGTCTTAGATAACGGTATACTTTGGAGTTCTCGTATTAGATTAGGGCAAGTATTAAATATTTGCAGCTTTGGTCTACCGTTTTC